GTTTAGGAACTGAGAGCCCTTGTTCAATGCGTATATTGCGTAATTGCATGATGGTTGCTTGCCTCCTCTCTATGATTTAATTATAGCACCCTTTATAGTGCAGTTCGAGAGGATTTTATAAAAAATGCAAAAAATATTAATTAAAAGCGCAGTTAAACGGCTGTGCTTTTTTATTTCCAAAAGAGAGTGACGACCGAAAGTGGGCAAAAACAGAACAGGACTCATAGACATCAGATGTATCAAGTCATCCGTTGATAAATACCTTGAACGCGTAACCAAAGACAGCAAAGAGTTGGTATCATGTACCCTGTCAGACTACAGGCGTAAATCAAAGACAGTATCTAAAAACGCCATAACAAAAGTGTACAATGCCAAGAAGAACAGTTTGTTTGAAGGCAAAGAAGCCCTTGGACGTTTTAGTGTATCAGGAGACATGGATGATTTAAGTCTTAAGTTCTCAGGACCTGTATTAAGTCCGATACGATTTGGCATGAGGCCTACAGCGCCCAAAGCAGGAGAGAAGTCGTACAAGCTCACACAGACGGTATACAAAGGGCATAAAGAAGTCATCGGAGAGTTTAAAAAGCCCAAAAGAAAAGGCAGAAAGAAAGGCACTCGTAAAAGCACAAGCTCACCCGGAATGCTTTTTAATCTGCCTGCTGCAAGAAATGCCGATGGCGGAATTAATCGTAAGTACATACCGGGAAGAAGAGAGAGTACAAAGCGTACTGATATAAGGACTTACAAGACTACGTCAGTTGCAGGCATGGTACGTAACGAAGACGTGCAGAAGCAGATTATAAAAGAGAGCGAAGGCTATCTGATTGAGCGTTTGGAGCATCATCACGCAAGGCTGATGGCAAAACACAAGTGAGCGTGGGTCCTTCCGGAGGATACAGCGTTTGCGGGTGGCTTCGACTCCCGGATTTTCACAAAAATTCAGAAAAAATTTTTTGGACCATTTTCTTTCATCAGATATATAAAGCCAGCTAAAAACGCTATTAAGTTGATTGAGTTTGAAAGTGACAGGAGGGCGAAAGAATGGACGACAACGAGATCAAATGGGTCACCGCCACCGGGCTTGCTGCGGTATTAAGTCTGACCCCTCAGAGGATAGGGCAATTACATAAAGAAGGCATAGTTATTGCAAAACCTTACAGCGAAAAAGATATGGGAGCGCGTCTATATGATCTGCCCTTATCTGTTAAGGGATATATAAACATGCTTTTAGAAAAAGAAGCGAAAAAGAACTCGATTCCGGAACTTGAGATAAGACGCCAGGAAGCTGAAGTAAAATACAAAGCCGCAAAAGCCAGAAAAGCAGAATTTGAAGTCGCAGAACTTGAAGGATCTATGCACCGCTCAGAACATGTGGCGATCATCACAAACAAACTCGTGTCAACGATAAAAGGCCTTTTATCAGCTCTGCCCGGACGCCTTGCTGCAACCGTAACAGGGTGCAAAAGTCAGACCGAGGCAGCAGATCTTATGCAAACAGAGATAAACGCAGTCCTGTTGGAATTATCAGAGTTTGAATACGACAGTTCTGACTACGAAGCACTGCTGAAAAGCGAGGAAGCACTGCGGATAAGACAAGAGGTTGAGTCGGATGATGCCGAACCATCCTCATGAAATCAACGAGTTTGACAAGACGAGCAAGTTTTTCAAAAGACTTGTATCAGCGTTCAGGCCGCCTGAAGGTCTGGGAGTCAAAGCGTGGGCAGAAAAATACAGATATCTGCCTGAAGGACTGACTGCCGAAGCAGGTCGATGGAGATGCTCAAGGACTCCGTATCTTGAAGAACCCCTTAACGCATTTACAGATCCCGCAGTAGAGCAGATCACAGTCATGGCAGGTTCCCAGATGGGGAAGTCAGAGTTCGAACTCAACATACTGGGATATATGATCGATGAAGAACCATGCCCTGCTTTATATATCCAGCCAACGGTTGAAGATGCCCGAAAATTTGCAGTAAATCGAATAAATCCCATGATAAGCTGCAGCAGAAAACTTGCAGCAAAAGTGCTTGATAACAAAGGCGGAAGAGATACCATCGCCCATAAGATCTACCCTGGCGGTTCGGTTACACTGGTAGGTGCAAACAGCGTATCCGGTTTGTCATCAACTCCTATCAGAGTTGTACTGGCAGACGAGATAGACCGATTCAAATCATCGGCAGGGCGCGAGGGCGATCCTTACGGACTTGCAAAAGCACGAACCATCACCTTTTTCAACAGAAAAATGATAAGAGTTTCCTCTCCATCCGTAAAAGGAGACAGTGCGATTGAGACCGCATTTTTAGAAGGAACTCAGGAATTATGGTGCCATATGTGTCCTGGCTGCGGGGCATGGGCACCTATTACTTTTTCAAACATAAAATTCGAATACGAAGAACGACAGGCAGGACGTCAAAAACATTACAGGATTTTATCACTGCACTGGGTGTGCCATGAATGCGGCATTATAGTAACAGAAGACGAGATAAAAAGACAGCCTGCAAAATGGATAGCATCTAATCCGGAGGCATTGACTCTTGATAAACACAGATCCTTTTGGGTGCGTGGCCTTGCAAGTCCGTGGCAGCGATGGACAGATCTTGTCGCCGAATTTCTTAGACTCAAAAACGATCCCGAAAGATACCAGGTATTTGTAAACACAAAACTCGGAGAGCTGTGGGAAGACCGCGGAGATATGGATGCACCGGATGAACTTTTAGAACGCCGCGAGATGTACTTTGCTGAAATACCTGACGGAGTAAAGGTGTTAACCTGTGGTGTCGACGTACAGAACGATCGTCTGGAATACGAAATTGTGGGATATGGCAGGAATTACGAGTCCTGGGGAATCAAAGCAGGTGTCCTGTGGGGAGATCCTGAAGATGATCAGGTATGGATGGACCTTGAAGAACAGGTCCTTATACGCGATTACACATATGCTGACGGAAGAGTCATACATCTGAGCGCAATGGGCGTGGACTCGGGAGCACATACGACTGCCGTATACCTGCAGTGTGCACAGCGTGTATATAAACGTGTAAGAGCACTCAAGGGCATGTGGGGCGATGGTGTATATGTCGATAAAGGCAAATACCAAAACTTCATCAATCCGAAAACAGGCAGAAACGCCAAGTGCTGGCTGCATATAGTACATGTCGACGTTGGCAAACAGAGGATCATGAGCGCTTTGAAAGTACAGACCCCGGGGCCGAAGTACTGTCACTTCCCGCTGAATGAAGACCGGGGCTACGGGCGCCAGTACTTTGAAGGATTATTATCTGAAAGACCGGTTAAAAAGAGAGAACGCGGCAGGGAGAAGGTAGTATGGACCAAGATAGTTGCAGGAAGCCGTAACGAACCTTTGGACTGCCGCAATTATGCCCAGGCAGCATTGAGCCTGATAGGTGTGGATTTAAACGATCCAGTTATTACAGCAGCTGCAAAACCCGAAGCAAAGCCGACGGCAAAAACTCCAAAACCGCGATCAAGACACAGAAAAGATTTATACGGCGATGACTGGCAGGTGTAAATGATGAGAAAAGAGATAAAAGAAGAGCTTGAATTGAAAAAAACCAGACTTGAGAGATATCTGGCCAGAGAAGCCGTGATGTTAAGCGAAGAGGGCGTGAAAAGCTACGGCACAGGAACCAAAAACGCGACCAGATACGACACTGATCTCGCAGAGATACGAAAAGCCATAAAAGAACTGGAAGATGATATAAAAGACCTTACTGCAGCATTATCAGGAAACAAAAACATAAGAGTGGTGGGAGTCGTCACACGCGACTGGTAGTGCCGGAAGGGGGGTGAAAACACATGGCGGATCAAAAGATAAAAGTGGCTGCTTCCGGTTACGGAGATGCAGGCGCAAGCCTCACCAAGAGGGCATTAAAAGGCTATAAAGCAACCTCATATAGTCCTCGTGAAGACATTGACTGTCATAATCAGACATTAAGACAGAGGGCAAGAACTCTCAGGATGTCATCGCCAATTGCAGCATCTGCAATCGATACAAATAAATTAAACATCATAGGCGTGGGTTTAAAGCTCGATTGCAATATAAACCGCAAACGGCTCGGCCTGTCATCTGCCGAGGCTGACGCGTGGGAACAGCACACTGAAGAAGAATTTAACCTCTGGGCGCAAGATGCAAGATCTTGTGATGCCACAGGGGTTAACAATTTTTATGCACTGCAGGCTCTGGCCCTTGCATGTCAGCTTGACTCCGGGGATGTATTCGGATTGTTCGCACAAAGACCATCAACCCATATTCGCCCTTACGGCACACGTATCAGACTTATAGAGGCAGACCGTATATGTACGCCGACAACTGCAGAAATATACGGATATCCTTACGCCACAGTCGGCAAATGCGAATCATCAGGCAACTGGATTTACGACGGAGTAGAAGTCGCTGATACAGGAGATATCGTAGCATATCACATATGCGATCAGTATCCATCATCATATAACACAGAACTTCCGAAGTGGACCAGGGTTGAAGCCTACGGCAGATTTACAGAACTTCCGAACGTAGTCCACGTCATGGGCTGCGAACGTGCAG